TTTTTATTCAGTGAGTATGGATAAGTATTTCTCCTCCAACCATGTTGTCTAACATCATAATTTGTTTCATTTGAATTATTATCATAATTAAATTCGTTTGGTTTAGAATTAAAAGATTCTCCCATTAAATATGGGAATATTGGTCTCTTAAATCCCTTGAATAATCCATCAGAGGATGCAGTGGTGTCTATCGTTGCGAAATATGCATAAGTTCCGTTTGGAAAATCTGGAGTTACGCAGAATCTTCCATTATTTCTATCTAAACTTGAATCTTTGGTTGACTCAACCCAAGTAAAATCTTCAATAAAAAATTCTTGGGGGAAAGAACTTAATGGAGGTCTGTTATCTTTTAAATCTATGGCATAACCAGACTTCAACTGAACTATGTTTCCGCCAGTCGCATTTTCATATCCATAAGGACCGTAAATTGGGTGACCATCATATGCCCAACCAAGTATTCCTGAGTGTTCAGTGTTTGTTGTCTCTTCACCATTAACTAATTGAAGATCTTTTGTGCCATAAAGAACAGATCCACTAGAATCAACTGAATTAATAATTTTTCTTAAAGATCTAGGTGCATAAGCATAAGATATTTGTAAGTCATCAGTTGCATTGTTGGAAACTGATAAAAATGCATCATCAGAATTTAAATTATTTTCATTTTTCTTAACTTTATTAATTGTCCAGGTTTGTATTTCAGTTGTAAATTGAGCGTCTTTGCCAGCAGGTACAATTTGAATAGTTGTTGTAGATGATCCATAACCAACACCCGCACTAATGATTTCAACTCCAGTAATTGTTCCATTGGAAAGTCTTGGAGTTAGTTTTGCTCCCTCACCAACTCCATTTACAATGAGTTCTGGCGGAGAGTTATATTCTTGTCCAGGTCGATTAACGACTACATCTGATACTTTTCCATTAGCAGAAATAACTGCTTCTAACTGTGCTCCAGTTCCAGATCTTAAAGTTACTCTAGGATCTCTCTTAAAGTTAATTACATCAGATACGCCATATCCAACTCCAGTGCTTGTTAGTTGAATGGAAGTCACTTGACCTCTGAATACTGGCTGAACAACCGCTTTAAAATCGCGCCCTCCAGTAGAGGCAAGACCAACATTACCAAGAACTTCTACTGAAATTGGTTGATAATTAAAATTATGAGTTCCTACACCAATATTGGAAAGTTTTTGATATTGATTTGTGTTAAAATAAAAATCTTTTGCAGTAGAACCTATACCAATTGAACTTAATCTAAAAGAATCATTATCAATCTCTGTTACATAATAATCTGTCCCTGCCGAGAGTCCACCAATCGAAGTTCCTTGAACTGTGTAATTAATAATCTCCCCAGTTTTATATCCATGATTAGGAATATTGATAAAATTAAGTGCAGTGTTAATACCTGCAGGAGCACACGTTCTCTGCTTGTTCTGATACCCTGTACCGGCATCTACGATACTTATTGACCCAATTACTGATTTAGCGACTAAAGATCTGAGTTGATGAGTTCCGTCACCAAAACTACTAAGAGTGATAGTTCCAACTCCAGAGACAGCATCACTCAAATTGTTGTGTAACTTTAATTCGTAAGGAGATAATACATTAACATAATAAGTCGCATCTGTTGATAATCCTCCTACTGCCTTCTTATCAAATGTTTTATAAACAACTCTTTCCCCATTTTTAAATCTATGATGAGTTGTAAACCCAATCACAGAAACTGTTGTTCCTATACCAACATCTCCTATTCCAGTTGCAGTGGTTGAAATTCCTGCGGCATTGAAAGAAATTTCATTAGCAACCGAAACCATGTTTGCTTCGGCTTTAGCACCTATTCCATTACCACCAATAATTTTTATTTTTGGAATCTCTACATAATCAAAACCAGGATCTATGATTCTGATTTCTTTGAGACTACCGCTAACAGCACAAACACCAGTTGCGCCTGATCCAACAGAGTCTTCAATGTGAACGATAGGAGGATTTATAACGTCATAGTCTGAACCACCAGAAGTTACCTCAATAGAGTTTAATCTTCCATGATAAACAAAATCATTTGATTTATAATTTAATATTTCAACTCCATTAATGAAAATACCAGAATATCTGTAATTATTTTGAACAATAGAGGAACTTGTTGTTGGAGTAGATATTTCTCTGTATAATCTTGGTGCGTTAAGATCTTTTCCTTTAACATCTTCTCTTTCTATAATATTACTAGTAACTACAGTAGAATCAGCACCACCGGGAGGAGTTACAGACTCAAATTTACCGGCATATAAATTTGATGCACTCTTTGCAAGTTTAACGTTATTTTCATCAATTCTTTGTACAATATATCTACCCTCTGTAAAAAGAAAACTACTAATTTGTTCACTGGTAATTACACTACCATCTGGTTGAGTAATTACTGTGGTGTTTTTTTCTGGGGTATAGTATACAACATCTCCAGTATAGAATCCATGATCAATACCATCAGTGAGTTTAATAGTTTCGTCACCTAAACGATATGTTCCGCTAATAAAGAATCTTTGATTTTTGGGATTTACTTTAGAATCCAAGTAAGAGGGTAAAGAATTAGTTGCAACTAAAACTTTATCATCTTTAACATATACGTTATTAATATTTGCATTATATGTTGATACATTTGAGTACAAATTAGATTTGAATTTTGATATTCTCTTTGATGCCTTTACCTGCCTCGTTACATCACCAACTCCACTTCCTCTTATCAAAAGTTGCTTTGTGCTAAAAACATCAGTAACCACTAAATCGTTGGGTGATTTTAAATTACTAAGATCGGTTAACTCTACAAGATCACCTATTCTAAAAACATGATCGTCTTTAGTTGTTAATTTGTAGATGTCATTATTAGCATCTTCTAAAGTTAAAGATTCTATATCATAATACTGTGCAGTATTAAAGAACCAATTATTTGACTTTAAACCTGAGGCAATTTTTCCTAGAGATTTAATTTTAATTTTTGTATTCTCTAACTGATAATATGCATCTGTTGGTTTTTGAATATCACGTAAAACTGATCTAATTTTTACTTTAATGCCATCATCTTCTTGAGTCTGTGGATCATATCCATATGCGAATACATTCTGATCAATGATAGTTTTATCTGGAATTACCCTTGTTACGCCACTTGTGCTGATACCTAAAAATTGAGTGCTAACCTTATCTGTATATGTTACTATGCCGCTAGTTCCATCTTCAAATTTAATTAAAAGAGAACCAGAATTTTCAAACCCTATCGTAGAATCAACATCAATATAAGTTTGTCCTACACTGACAGAATCTATTGCAGATGTCTTAGCATGAACAGTAAAATCTCCATACAAAAGATTTGATGCGCCATCAAATCCACTGAATGAACTATCTAAACTTACTTTATAATATGAATCAGTGAGAACACCAACATAGACTTTTTCAACTTTAGATATTGGAGCATATGCTTTATTAATTGATCCAGTTGAATCTTGGAATAAAGTAGCATTAAGTAAATTTTCTGGGTTACCCTCTTGGGCTTCGACAATTAAATCTCTTGTTAGTTGATATTGTGCGTTTGACGGACTAATTAAATTATCTTGAGGTCTTATTAATTCTATCTCGTCATTATATAACGCCTTAAATAAAATTTTAAAGGAAGACTCAGTTCCTCTCGTAGAATATAAATCACGAGATTGTCTTATAAATTGTGCCTGATTTAAATTATCGGTTAACTTTTCTGTTTGAAGTCCGGGTAATAGTTGACCTTTTACTCTTCTTAAAAACTCTTGTAAAAATAAAACACTGAGATTTTTTACAGGAGTTTGAAATTTATGACTATCCGCCGAAGTTTCATTAAAAGTCAGTTCTTCAGAATTATTGGACTTATCAAGAGAAGATACTCCACTAAATCCTCTTTGACAAAATAAGAGTCTATTACCAAGTTTTAATTGATATACAATAATTTCATCATCTATTTGTATAATTCCAAACTGATCAGGAAATCCATCTGCATTAAAAAGATCAATGAAATTTTGAGTATCAGTGATATCAGCTGCTAATTTAGATTCACTAACGGTATTAGCATTCTCACTTAACTTTAAGTAAGAGTCAATATTATTGATTAAATCTAAAGTTCCTCCCTGAAAATCTAAACCATTATAATACTGCGAGAAAAATTCATCAATTAGAGGAAATTCATCTTTAATATATGATGCTAATTGACTCCCAAGTAGGTGGCGAATTTTTACGGTATTTTTCGGCATTTGATTCTCTTACAAAAATTTATTAATATGGGTTATTATTAACATTAACGTAACTTGATGAACTTCTATATGTTGAACCTGATGGATCAGAACCGGAAGAAATGTCATCAACAATCATTTGAACACTAGAACTGTCTAACTGTAAATAAAGATCCTGCAAACCAATTACATCGTTTGAATGTGGGACTGCAAATATTTCCATAATTTGTAATCCATCTTTATCTTTACCGGATGTAATGTTGATTGGATTTAAAGTTATACGCCCTGTCATGTAATCAATTGCACCAACATTTCTTCGTCTTACTACAGGTGTTGTTGATCCTGGTGCTTGCAAAGAATATAATGATATTACTCCAGTTTTTGTATCATTGGGTTCGTCAAAAAGATAAACATCATCTGTTATATCTAGCACTCTAAAAGGACTGGATTTTATGTTGTAACCACTCAAAGATTGAACATGCATATGATTACCAAAATCGATTGCATATTCTGCAAATTGATTAGTGGCGAGTCTCACATCCCTTCTCATTTGTATGGAGGTTAAATTGGAAGTAATTGATTGATGACTCTGATCAATAATTCCTAAAAACTTACTATATTTAAACCTTGTACCATATTTATTCAACTCAGAGGAATCTGCATATGCTTGAATATTATTTTGAATTGTTGTAGAAACTGCAGCAACATCTGTAATTGCCCTTGAGTTATAATAGACCTTACTATCAGTGACAATATAGAGATATTTCAAATCTAATATCTCAGGTACAATTCCAGTTACAGAATACTTTCTTAATTGTCTTTTTATATTTTCTTTAATTCCTTGAGAAACGAAATCTCCATTTCTAGGTTTTATACTAATAAAAACTTTTCCAAATCTAGGAGGAACTAACTCTTCTCCTCCAAAAACTGATATTGACTCTGCTTCCGGGTAAATCTTACTTGGAATGAGAACTTCATAGTCATTTGCAGTTATTGCACGATCTTGAGTTCCATATACCTGGGGTGCATACTTTTTAATTGAAGCAACACTCTCAATAGCAGCACCACCTGTAGAGGGTGCCTGAGAGGAAATAAGGGAGATTCCACTATTTACTGTATTTTCTACAGAATCTTGCAAATAAACTAATCTACCGCTAAAATTAAAATCACTAATCCTGTTTGCATTTGCTCCATCACAAACTAGATAAGAAATCTCTACAACGTTTCCATCTTCAAGTGCTCTTCCAAACACACCATCGCCAAAAATAACTTCATATCTTTCATCCTCTATTTCTTGTAAAAAGAAGACTGTTGATGAACCGTTTATGACATCATTGACTTTTGAATCAATTAAACTATTTGTTAAATCATATTTTAATCTAATTGTTGAAGTATTTGATGGTTTTACCACAACCAATATTGTATCGGTATCAATTCCAGGATTATTCAGGGTAAACCGTTGATTTGGGTTTTGTGAAGAATATGTATAACTTTGAGTTATTTTTGTTCCTTCAATAACTTCTAAGTTTTCAAATATTGCTCTTCTATCAAATACAGGAACTGTTGTGTCTTCTAAGACATTAAAAACATATGATTGTCCACCAAACTGATTTGAAGTCGCAGCTACTGGTCCTGCCTTTAATGTGACAGATGGTGGTGCTGCTGACAGTTCATCAAGGTCAACAAAAAAATCAACAGTACACCTAGATGCTTTCCTTGATTTTGGAGTATATCCAATATTCTTTGCTAATGCAACAACATTCTCTCTTAAAGTCGCACTATCAATGAATACCTCATTTGCAACCATGTTTGCATTATATGAGTTGATGTAAGTGTTATATGCAAGCAGATCAATAATACTTGATAGGTTTGACCCTTCAAAGTCATAATCCGTAAAGTCGGTATTTGTTCTAAGAACTTCTCTTAGTGTACTTTTAATCTGGTCAAAGTCCAGAGTGCTGAAGTTTAGGAGTGGCATTTACCTTGTTGGTTGCAAAACAAATTCTAGTTGTTGCTCTGAGACATCCGCACCAATAATTTGATATGTAATGACAACATCATATTGATTTCCATCAAAATCTGGGTTTACTCGGACAGATTTTAGATCTACTCTTGGTTCAAATCTTCTGATTGAATTTTCAATTTCATCACGGATTGAAAGTGAAGTTATTTCATCCATGTTCTCAAAGAGCATTTGAGAAACTCTTGATCCAAATGTTGGTTGAAAAAACTTCTCTCCAGGTGTTGTAAACACAATATTACGAACTGAGCGAGAAATCGCAGTAGCATTTTTCAATGCAATCAAGTCATTATTCAAAGGATTAACCTTAAATGACATGCTTACATCTTTAAAACCGCGACTAACTCGCTCTAAGGGCATGGACCAACTTTGTATTAGAATTATATTTTATTTATGTCACATTTCTGACTAAAATTCATTAAGATTTACTTGCTTAAGAGTCATAATTTCTTCATTTTCATCAAAAATTTCAGTTTCTTTCAAAGAATCCGTCTTTTTTGGGGTTTGATCGTCATTTGCGATCTCACGGAGCATCTTTTGGTGCTGATGATTCGCTAAATTGTCTAAAAAATCGTGATTTGTGGTCATTTTTCTTCTTTTTCGGGTAAATTTTCGCGTTCTTTTGCTGTTTTCCAAAAATATTCGTCCTCACGTCCCATTCCAAGGCGCTCATAACCGTTTTCAACGCTATAATACTGTGTTGAGACCTTAAAATCAGGCATTTTGGGATCAACAGGAGTCAAACTGTTGTCAAAAATACGCATTCTGTTGTTTGGATACAGTGCATACTGCCCATTATCTAGTTCAATCAAGTTTGAGGACTTATGTTCAGCAGGATTCTCACTTGTTGCATAATCAATGACATCAGGGTCCTGGTGATAATTGTCCAGGGTACACACGTAGGTGCCCTTCTGAATGCCGAAATCGCGTGTGTATAGTTCATAGTCCATAGACCCAATAAACTGCTTCTGAACGGCAACTACGCCATAGTCCATGCAGTTCCAAAACTGTAGGTTAGGTAGATCCATATCAGGGTCTGGTGTTACTGGTTCCGAGACAAACGCGCTGATCGGCAGTTTATCATACATTGCCGCATACTCAGGTAAATACGTCTCGAAATAAAAAGCGCGTCCAGGAATCGACTTTGCCGAAACCCAAACGCCCTTTACAAATTCACCATGACCACTTTGATGGTCAGTTAAGTATTCTTTACGTACCCATACTTCAACGGATGGAAGATTGCATATAAGTGCAGCCATAGTAAAATTAATATATCTTTACTATCTAGCGACCTTGACCTCTATAACGTTTTTTCTTTCCATTCCGAGAGGTTGCCGAGAGAAGCGTGTGTTTTCCACTACCCTGACGAGTTTTCTTGGGCTTGCCCTTAACATAGCTGCCGCCTTTCATGATCATAACCGAGTTTCCTCCAGCGTAATTAAATTAACATCAAGTTCTTTGCCCTCTGAAGCACTTTCATAATAGTCCTCAGAGTATTTCTGTAAAATATCTGCACACTCTTCAGGGGAAAGGTCTGTGTGAATCCTCTCCCCTTTGTAGAGCACATTAAATGATACGGGTCTTTTCATGTCCTACACGAATACGAGGGTCGCACCAGATATCGAAACCTGCTTCCTTTGCATCAAGGCAGAATGAGACATCCTCACCACACATATCCTGTACATTGCCAGATTCAAAGACTTGCATCTTCGGAGCAAACCAAGGATATTCAAGGTTCTCAAAGACACCATTCTTAATCATCACCCAACCGAAACCAGTGTAATCCACCGTGAATGGTTTCTTACGCTTTGACATCGTTTCAGTAGTTTCGTGATTCATCACTCCACCATTCTTACGGAAGTCATCTTCTTCCAACCAGTGTGCTACTGAGGTAGTATGTCCATCTTCAGTAGCATACCAACCTGCCGTAATCTCCTTCTCTTCGCCGTCTGCATTTACTGCAAGATCACACAGTTGCCAGAACTTAGTGGTGTCAAAAACAATATCACTATCAATCCACAGTTGGTAATCATACTTCAACTTGCCGTCCCAGGGAATCTGCTTAGGTCCACGGAGTACGTTAGCACCCAAACACTTGCAACGTGCAAAGTTTACCATTGAAGAGTAATCTTGACTGATCTGAATACTCATACCGTTCTGAACCATGTCGAAACACAGTTGAACAAAATTCTTTAAAAACGTGAAAGAACACCCACGACCTGGAAGACAAAATACAATTGCCTTGCCTCGCATTCTTTCTTTGATTGCCTCAATGTCCCACTCTTCTTTCTTCTTAGTGGGCGCATTTGCTTTTACAGTAAATCCTTTAGCCATAGTTTGAATTAACCTTCAGATCAATTATATCGTAGTATGTATGCAAAGTCAATAAGATGGGTCCTCAGTGCTATATGGAGATTTCTCAACCTCCTCATATGACAAATCCTCAAGTGAATAATCAGTCTGCATTAGACCAACTATGCCCTTGAGGGTGTTCCAGGTTACACTGAATTCTTCCTCTTTAATGCTATGAAAAATGCATTTATCCTTTGCGTATATGTGAAAAATTTTTTCCTTTTCCTTTGGAGTCATTTTTTTCCTGGGGAATTTTTTTTATATATTTTGAAATGAGAATCCGAATAATATATGTCTCTCGAATTGTCACCTCTGTAGGTTAGGGTAGTTAGCGTTTTTTATATCACGCCGCCCGCGACGATAACAACCAACCGCCCCAACACTGTGTCACGGAGTATTACTCAGAGTCTAGCAGATATGGGGCAAAGTGTCAACAATGCCCCGTCACTATGTGTCAGAAACTCATGTCTTCTCTTGCTGTTAAATAAGCATCCAATTCCTCTGTGGTAGTGAAGTTGTCGATGAGACCCTGATATTCATCGAGATCAATGATTTTCAGATCGATGAGATTGTAGAGTGCCTTTGTGAATTCTTCAGTGTGAACCAAGAGCGTGTGAGTGGTATCTACACTATAGGGACACTTTACAGGTGAGTAACATTAATAGACTGCTAATCACCAACGGACGGGCACACTCAGATCCTCTACGTAACTGTCAATAACCCTCTCAGATCCTTCGAGTTCAAACAACTGCTCCCAGTTAATTTGATGCGGGTCAAAGTCTTCTAACGTCTCCAATTCTAACGTAATTCTATAACGCTGCTTTTGTGCCTGACTGTAGATGACTGACATGATTGGAGGTCCTTGAGTGTTACTGAACTATTATAGAATCTAGGAGAAATATTGTCAATCTGCCTGCCCATATTTATAAGGGTCGCTGATACTTTTTGACTGTCAATCCCTCAAAAAACTTATCAGCGGGGGGTTGACATTTCTGAGAGTTGATGATAGACTGCTCGCTTAGATCACAACGCCAGAGTACATTTAATCACACACAAATATACTCCACAGATACTACTGAGATACTACAGATATACCACTAAGTTACTCTTACTATAAAAAACGAAAACATATTTATAAAGGTATTTTTAATCGTTTTTTTAATACTTTCTGTATTCATTTATACCAATTAGTGTTAATAACTGTTTGGCACTAGCTAATAAAAAAGACCCCTAACTTAGAGGTCATTGTATAACTTTTCGACGGTGTTTTTTCTCTCTTGCATTATATCTACTAGGTTGGAGTCAAGTAGATTTATCAGTAGATTTGCACCTAAGATAATAACAAGAGAAGAAAGAAAGATACGCATGGTTCGTTGTTAATAAAGGACTGAAGAATGATCAGGCAAAGATGTAACCTTGCTCCCATTCTCGGGTCACATTATTGTCACTAATGTACCACTGATAATCCTTCTGAAAAACACCATCAGTGACAGCATTACAGAACCGTTCGATAAGAGCATTGAGACGAGATTTGGTCGTTGTTGTTTGCCGACCACCATCAAAGATTTGAAGATAATCGTCACCAATCTCTGCAATCTTGTTACCGTAAAGGCGAACAATGCTCACACCATTTTCCTCATTGTAGTGAACAGAAGTGTTTGCAGATTGCCAGTTCTCGTTGTTAGCAACTGCATCATTCATTTGCTGTTCGATCTTACGCATGTTTTGTTAGTTAGAGTTGGTTTGGTGTGGGGTGGATGTCCCTACACTATAAGGACACTTTAGAGGTGAGTAACATTTACATCATCAAGGTTCGACCTCAATGTATTCAATGTGGAAGTTAGGATTTAGACGCTTACATGTATCAATAGCGTCCTCAACAGTTGGTTTAATGTAACCTAAACAATCGTTCATTACCCAACCATTAGCGCGATGAAATTGACCGTAAAGAAGATACTTAGTTTCTTGCATTGTTATCACTCTCCTCAAACAATTTGAAAGGTGTTAAGATCATTGCGATTGTCGCAAGATTCCCAGCAATTGTAGAAAGAATTCCATGCAATTTCATTATCAACAAAGGAGTCAATATCTAGCATCTCACAGACCCAATCATATGCCATATCTACATCGGCATTTGTATCATTAACGAATGCTTCCATTTGAACCATGATATCATTCCAAACGTCCTGCATTTCACCAGAGATTGAGAAGATTGGAGTTGCCATTTTGTTGTTTTCAGACGTGTTCATACTATAGGGACACTTTGGAGGTGAGTAACATTATTCTTCCAAAAGATGCGGATAGTATTCTTCTACCTCTGCAATCAATTCATCAACTGAATACTCATCGTAAGTTGTTTTGAGTGCATCACATGCAAGTTGGCA